GATAAAACCTAGATTCGTTCTGCTAGTTGCCCCGACTGCCGATGAGGAGAACTGCAAGCCACCCGTGAATGTCGGCGCGTTCGAGAAAACAAGCGACCCTGTTCCGGTTTCGTCGGTGACCGCTGCCGCCAAATTTGCGCTTGTAGGTGTGGCGAGGAATGTGGCGACGTTGGTGCCGAGATCAGAATCAAGCAAGATCGTTCCGCTTTTATTTGGCAGCGTCCAATCACGGTTTGCCGTGATGTCTGCGGTTTTGAGTCGTCCAGTGAACGTGTTGTAGAACCAAACGAACCAGCCACGAACGCGTTCGATTGCTGATTGCGTAACGCTTTGATTTTGATGCTCTACTGTATATGATCCATTTAATGAATCCGCAATAATTCCAGTGCTATTTGTAGATCGCGAAACAATAGATACTTGATTTATGCTTTCAGCAAAAACAGCAATTCCGTTTTGTGTTGCTATAGCAGAAACTGCCGTTCCATCTGATGTTGTAGCTGAAAGCGAATCAAGTGTTGATGATACTGTAATGCTTCCATCTGATCCGAATCTCACCAATTTATTCGCATCACTTGCCCCATTTCCACCATACGACGCCAAACCGTTGACTTTGACAATCACCGCGCCGTTGTTGGTATTCGATCTTTCAACGATCGCCACGGGTTGAGAATTCGCTGCTGGCGGTGTGCTAGTCCATCCACCGCCTGATGCCACGTAAAGCACCGAATTGACCGCGTAAGCGTTAGTATCAAGATCTGAGATCGTGCCAGTGATCACCATGTGACCGTTGGCGTTATTTGATACCGCTGCGTCCATCACGCCGACCGCCGGCATTTTTGCAGCGTTCGATGCGTCTGCTTTGCTTACGATGGCAATCAATGATGCACCTGTTCCGTGACTGCCTGAGATATACACCGGATCGCCCTTGGCTAGGTTCTCCCCAGCGCGAACGTGAGCATAGACAGACCCAGCGATGTTTCCGTGAATATGCGATGCGTTGAGCGTTCCTGTAACCGTTGCCGTTGCGGTTGTTACGTTTGATAGCGACAGATTCGCCGTTCCGTCGCTAGTAGTCGCGCTCGTCACGCTGTTCGGGCCTGCTGGCCCTGCTGGGCCAGTTTCAGCGAATACCGCTATGTCAACCTGCCCTTCTTCCGTCACGTTCACCGTTACGGATTCTTCAACTGTCGTCACGTCAAGTTCTACGAGTTCGCCCATGGTTAGCGTGTTTCAGGTTGTAAGATTGTGATGTTGCCGCGAAGGTAGTTTCTGATTCGTCCCGCGGAATCGGTGAACTTGAACGAGCAAACGTAATAGCCCGGATCCAGATTCAATGAAGCGATCCGGTTCACGGTGAATGCCCATGTTGTCGCATTCGTGATCGTTATCCCGTTCCCGTTGGATAGCGTCAATGATGTGACGCAGCTGTTCGCGTTATTCGGCCGGAAATCGACTTCGACGCTGACCAGTGTGGCCAACGACGTCGGTGTCCTGGTAACCGTGAACGGCGTCGCGTCCAGCGTGTCACCGCTGAATGTGTCAGGGAATGAATATGTGGCGAAGGTGGCCATGATTACAGTTCGATCGCGATGATTTGAACAAGGCAAGATGCGGTATCGGCTTTAGCGTAAACCGTGCCGCTGGACGGCTCAAATGCGCAACAGTCATTCGGGCGAAGTTTGATCTTAAACACCGTCAATCCGGAATCGCCGCCGATTTCGACGAAGTTCGTTTGGTCGAGATTCTTCACGACCAGCTGACGTGGTGCGCCGGTGATATCGCCAAGATTCAGTGTTTCGGCTGTGGTGCCGATGTTCTGAGTCAACTGCGACATGTCATTGCCGGCCATATTGAACCGTTCGCGGCTGGCAATACTAACGTCGGCGCCGCCTTTCGATGCGCTGATTTGGATGTTCTGCGTAATCTCGTTGGCCATGTCCTAGTGAGCGTGTCAAAATTAAGGCGGATCCGGTTCGTTGTAGTATGCGCCATTGTCGGAACCAAGTGTTATGCTGTTTCCAGCGTCACCGCTTACGATATCGAAACCAACGGGCCATGTCACAATGCCGGTGATGATGTCGGATTTGCGGAATTGTTGAACCGTTGCCCCACCGTTCACATCGAAAGCGACCTTGCCGAGATAGATAAAATCATAATCGTCGTCATACGTCGGTGTCTGCGTTTTTTCGATCGATGTGCTGGAAATAAGAATTTCGCATCCGGTTGTTGATCCAGCGTATGCAAGTCCAGTGTATGGTTCACTGCTAGCGTTCGGATTGTCAACCCCGCCAGTTGGTGCGCGTTTCACCTTCAACCATACGCCGTAGTCCGTGCTTGGCGCTGCGACGAAATACCCGACGTCTAGAATTGAAAAAGGATCGTTGAGAAGCGCCGTGAGTGCGACGGAATCAAAATACACATCCGCTTCCTTGTATGTGGGTTGATCGGTGTTATCCCATTCCTGATACGTCACCACCCCATGCGAAACATAAATCCGCGGTTCTTCTTCTTCGATCGTTGCTATGATCTTGAACGGGTGAACGTATTGCGGTTGTCGTGCCATCGTCGCCACCGGTGTTCTGTCGCGTAACCGTTGCACCGCCGTCCTGATACCGTTCGCCCATCGTGCCGTGATCGGATCGCCGACCTTCACGATGTCAGGAAGTTGTATTGGAGTGTCGCCGTTTCTAATCTTCATAAAGAAATTGATTCCATCCACCTCGTTCGCTTTGTGTCCATTCTAGGTTCGTCCGGTAAAGCTCACCCTGTTGACTTGAACTAACGCTTGTCAATAGCCAATCCCTCAATACTGGCGTTGGTGGGTTTCCTCTGGGTGTTGCTATTTTCCCGAGATTTGTCAATTGCTCAGTCGCTAGTTGATCGATGCCTTCAGTTGATTCTTGCCATGTTATACTTGTTTTTAAGTAGGTGGTTATTCCTCTGGCGATTAATGTCGCGAATTCGATAGCGTCTTCACCGAGTAGATATGGTAATGGCGTCAGAATAGCATTTTCGCCGACGCTGCAAATTTGACCAGTTGTAACATTAAAAACGACTTCACCACTCAATAGTAATTCAAGCGCCAATCGTTCATCCAGATCGAGTAATACATACTTTGGGTGATCAGATAATGGCGCATCAGTCAGTTGAGCGTTGAGCGTGTAAGTTGGTTCCGCGCCAGTGCCTAGACCATCTTCTTCGTATTGATTAACACCGCTTCCCGTCGCTGTGACTTGCAAGAAAATCAAGTCGCCTTCGGAACGTGAAAATTCGACTTCGGTGATACGTAGGAACGTAGAAAATGGATACGGAATGTCTGGATCCAAATCAGCCAGAAGCGTTCCTTTGACGAATTCTGATTGAAGATCATCAAAGTCTGCGGCCCGAATCGCGAACTCATGACTGGCCACCCATCCACCCTGTTCCGACTGCTTCGCTGAAAAGCCTGGTTGCGGTGATATTTCGCCGATTCCGAAAATTGTTGCTGCCATATTAGTTTGAGAATGTTGAAAGAAGTGGTTTCTTGGTGAATGCGCGAACAACACCTTCTGTTACTGCCGTACTCATGTTTTCTTGATTGAAAGGGTTTGGTGGCGCGTAGCTCATTGGTTGTGTTCCAGTGATTCCTGCCATGGTCGCTGCTGTATATTGACCAAATCCAGCGCCAAGATTTTGAGCAATTCGTGATGAACGCACATCTGATTCAGCAGATCTCAATGCCATTGCTGACGGGCTGTTTAATGCGTTTTCTATGGCTGATTGCATGTAAAGCGCGAGGCTTGCTGCGCCAGCTTCGACTTCTGGAAGTTCATTGCCCAACATCATTTTGCCCTGCATATACCTTCTGTTTGTACCAAGCGGATCTGTAATTTGTGGAAGCAATTTGTTTTGAGTCGCTGCGATTAATTCATCCAGTCCTTTTAAGTAAACCGCTTTGAATCCTTCGAAAATAACAGTTCCAATAAATGCGCCAATGTTAGCCAAACGTTCCGCATCACCTTGAACGGCTTTTGCCATTGCGTCACCTAGTATCAATCCAGCGGATTCAAACTTTTTCTCTAATTGTGGCAAGAATACATTCACCGCATCCAGCGCGACTTTCAAACCTTCATTCATTCCAGTTCCGAAGGCGATTTGCAGCTTGTCAACGTTGTCCTTTGTTTGAGCGATTTTTGCGCTTGTCGTATTCGCGCCAAGTTCGATTGCCTTGTAAAATTTCCCGCCTTCACTAGTTGCCGCGATGAATGCCTGTGTGACTTCTTGAGCTGAAATCGCCCCGTCTTCCATGCGGTTTTTTAACGTTGCCATGGATTCGCCAGTTTTTAGCGAAATTTGTTGAAGCGGGTTAAATCCAGCATTGACGAATTGCAAAACCTCTTGACCCATTAATCGACCCGCTGCGGTTGTCTGCGCAAATGCTAACGCGAGGGATCCGAATCTTTCAGAATTACCCATAGAAATATCAGCCAGCGACCGCATGATTGGCAATGAATTGTCGGCGCTCATGCCGAATGCCATCAATGTTTTTGCGGCTTTGGCGTAGTCTTCAGATGACAGTGGTGATTTTGCCGCTTCGTCACGGAAAATCTTGATCATTTCTTTTGCCTTCTTCATCGATCCAGCAAGCAATCCCATCTGGTTCGTCAAATCTTCCATCCCCGCCGCCTTCTCAGACGCCGATTGCAAGAATTCCATCGCCTTCGATAGCGTAACATAACCAGCCGCCGCACCTGCCGCCGCTGCGCCGATTGCGCCAATTTTCGATGACAGACCACCGACGGTCGCCTTCACCCCGCGCATCGTTTTGTCGAACTGCGACGCGTCACCTTTGATTTTTACGGTCAGACTCATTAAAATTCAATCCCTTCTAACTCTGGGTTCGTGTCAATTTCCATTCGTGCGATGCGTTCCGAAAGCGGTTCGTGTGCCGTTGTTGTGATCTTCCGACGATACGTTTTGATCCCTTTCCGGTAGAGAATCGCATGAAACAATTTCGCCGCTTCGTCCATTGGTAATTCATACTTAACGTAGTTCACCGACCACCCGTATTCACTGCAAAAAACATCGATGGCACCATACGATTCATCTGGTGCGTCGTGGTTTACGGCTTTCCCTCGGGTGTATCGACCTGAGCCGCCTCAGTTAGTCCCAGAGTGTCGTTGATGTAGTCGCTGATCGATTGCGCTTCGTCGTTCGTCAGCATTGATCCCATTTCGAGCGCCTTCATGTGCAGCGCATCGAAATCGTTGTGGTAGATGACTTCTTCGGCGATCGATTCCGACAGCGCCAGTGCCGCGAATGCAAAGACTGCCGAAACGCCAGCTTCACGTTGTTTTCCTTTGTCCGATTGTACGTAAGCGCGTACGGTTGCCCAGCGGAAATCCGTGAGCGGTTTCAATGTTTTACCTGCGATGATTTTCATTTTCTGTAGAGTAGTTTTTCGAGAGTTTCTTGCGTTTTCGTGTCGGCACCTTTACCGACGAAGGCCGTCCGGGTTCCGTGTTGCACTGCGATATATTGCGGCGCCGTGCATTCCGTAAGAAGGATTTTCCAGTTGAGTAACGCGCATTTCACATACGAAATCATCGCGCCTGGTAGTTTGACGTGCAGATCCCGATCCGACCACAGCGCCATATCTGACGCCGCGGCACGATCGAAATGCCAGAACAAACACCCATTCCCCCGGGTGTATCCGCGGCATGGATGGCCCAGTGCAATCAATGTTGCCGCCATTGCCGTCGATGCGTTGCTGATCGTATCACGCGGCATGATCAGATCAAAATGCCGCGATGACCCCTTGGCCGTGTCTGCGAGCTTAGACAGCGCGTCGAATGCGATCTTGATTCGCGTGATTTCGTGGTTCGGATTTTTCTCAATCCACGAGTCGTTCTTCCATGCGTTCGTAACGTCGGCGATCGAGTTCCCGTCTGGTGATTTCCCCTTGAAATGCCAGATCACCCTGGTTCCCTTGATTCCTTCACCGGCTGCGACCGTCCACGGGTTTTCGGCCATTAACGGAACATCCAACGCGATCGCTGCGGCTGCAATCTTCGCGTTGGATGTTTCCCCGTCTAGGGTTTCAAATCTTGGCTTGTTCATATTCTTTGGCTGGCGTTACGGAGCAATCAGCGGATGATATGCGCCGCTCAGTTCGATTCGGCGGTATTCTTCGCTTGCTTGCGTCGTTGTGATTGATTTTGTCACGTATAGACCGCCGCTCATGGATCCGATCAAGTGATCCGTCGGAGTAGTGGCGAGCGTGATCGATGCCGCGATCGTGCCTGAGAATGCACTGGCCGAAGGAATGAAACCAGAAAGCGAGAACGTCATGCGCTCATTGTAGAACGCGATCCCAGTGTCATCACCGGAAATGTTCTTCACCGTTTTTTCGTCTTGCTCGTAAGTCTGTGATGATCCGTCGAGCAGGAATCCAGTTTGCGCCGTAGCAATACCGAAAACCCCGTTTGCCGTGCCAAGTAAAGTTGCCATGTCTTTGCAAGCGTGTCAAAAATTCAAGCGACAGTGCCGCGCTGGGCGTAGCATTCGCCTTCAAACGTGCATTGAAACGTCGCTTCATCCCACGAAGGTGAACCACCTGAGAATTGCAAAAAATCCACCACGACGCCGTCATCGATCGCCGCGTTGATCGCCGTCTTGATTGCCCCGGGTTCGATGAGTAGATCGTTGATTACCGATGAGTAATCTTCCATCGTTTCGCGGTTCTCGTCGCCCTGATGTTCCCGATAAGTCACTTCAATGTTGATTGATTCGACCTTCGACAGCGCCAATGAAACCCGCTGCGATTGCGTGATTTTTACGGCTACGCATGGCAATTCTGATTCGTCGGTTGATTCGCTATCGACCACCGGGATGTTTACTTGGCCCGACAAGTAGTCGATGAGTGCGTTTTTGATAAAGTCGCTGGTCATATGCTTGAGAGTTTTTTCGTTTCGCGTTTGATGTGTGCGTCGATGCGCTTGTAGCCATTCAGCAATCCGGATTTCAATGCCGATTGAACGTGGCTATTCTTCATCGTGCGCCGGATGTAACTGAGTTTGTTAGTGAGATAGATTGTCAGGTTGATACCGCTACGGGCCAGTGTCGCCATCCCGTGACCCTTGTCCGCGTGTCGCATGATGACTTGCGTCACATTGATCTTTTTCAATGCCCTACGTGACCGGCTGGCCACCGTGACGAGCTTATTCCCTGCTTCGATCCATGCGCCTTTCGCCATGCCAGCATTGTCGGCTTTCCGTTTCTGCAATGCTGCGCGTTGTTGCGGATCGAATGGCGCGCTCGGGTATCGGCCCTTCGTCGTCAGTTCTTTGCTGACTTGGCCTTTCGAGTTTCGACGTGATTTGTGAGCGTTGGCAATGCTGCCAGTTGCGCCTTGCACGTTCGCATTTCTGATGGCCCGTTTGACCTGCGCTTCGATCGATACTTGGAATTTATCAATCTTCTTGAATCCGAACGGTTGAACCTTCGATGCCAACGCGCGCGCCGATGCCACACCGATTTCCTTCACGCCTGTTTCGATCCCGTTGCCAGTCAGTTCCGCGTATTGGCGCAATTTCGCCAACGCTTCCCTACTGCCTTCGATCTGGATCTTCACGTTCATCGGCTTTCGTTCGGATCGATCAGTGAGAAATGCACCGCGACCGTGCCAACGTCCACCCCGTGAACGCGGAATGATACGTTGTCAATTGTGCATCGTTTATTCAACATTCCGCGCGGATTCGACACATCACCTGGTTGAGCGGTGACCGTGGATTGCACAATTGGTTCCATGCCGCCCAGATCACCGTCGAGCGTTTTGTTGGCTAAGTTCGCGACTACGTTGAATGTCTGACCGTCGCAAATCATAACGCTTGTTCCCATCGTCGAATCGCATTCGTCATTGTGGGATAACATGAAATCATCCAATAAGCTCATGCCCTTGGAAGCGTGTCAAAATGGTTTGAGATTTGTCGCGTATGTCAAGTCTGGTTTGACCTATTGCGTCAAAAGTAAAGCCTGATGGACGCATCCACCAGGCTTTTGTCATGAAACACACACCGAAGAAAATTATTTGCGCTTTGCCTTCTTGGTCGCTTTGACCGGCTCAGTCTCTAAGGAAACTTTAGCAGGTCTCACGACATTTTCAACAAGTAAAGGTGGCAGTCGATAGATTCGACAAGGTTCGCCTGTTTCGTTTGCGATATCTTGTGCAGCGTTCACCGCTTCCCGGTAAAGGGAAGCGATGATTGCCGAATTTTTATTGCAAACGATGAAGTTCATTAGGGAGTAAGAACGGCCAGTTTCAATGCGGAACCGTCGCCTTTAGCAGCGCCGAACATCACATCGTAGGATGCCCAGAGTGCGCGGGTCGATGGGCTTGTCCACATATTCATCTGAACGGTCAGGCCAAGGTCAGGAATCACGATGTTCTCTTGAGAAATCATCGAGCTGTCAACTGGGCTGCTAACTGGCAGACCGGAAGCAACGGCGATAGCTTGAGGAGAGCAAGCGAAACCTTTGATCGTTGCACCAGCACCGTTCCAGCGGTTGTTGAAGGTGAACAGGTCGAAACCATACATGCCGACGTTCTTGCCACCGGAAGCGATTTGGAAGGCTTCAAGGTTGGAAGGAAGGAACTGAGCGTAGATGTCGCCATCCAAGATCACGTTGCGAACGTCGCCATCTTTCAAAGCGCCCCAGAGGGATCTCAGTTGAGCCACGCCGAAATCAGCAGCGGTATTCACGTCAACAACAGCAGCGCCGAAGTTGGTGGTCGTAACGGGTGTGAAAGCAACGTCGATGATCTTGTTCGCCAACTGATGCAGGTTGATCTTGGCGATGTTTTCGATACGGAAACCTTGGTTGATTTCGGTATTGGTCAGCGCGAAACTGTTGGTGTATTGGTTCACCGTAACGGCCACGTTGTCGAGCGTGCTGTCGCCGCTTTCAAAGTTAGTCGCGTTGGTTTGAGTTGTGCCGCCGGCGGTCGCGATCGGCACCTGAACAGTGCGACGAGGTGCGATGGTGTCAGCGGAGAAGTCCTGCGAAAACGCGTTGAGCGGAGCCAAGCGAGATTGCAGAACGGTGATTGCGGTGTCACGAAGGACATCGACGACAAGTGCGGAGTCGAATGTATTAGCCATGGTTGTAGATTATTGGTTGATTAGTTTGTCCCAGTGTTTCGCGCGGAATTCGTTGCGCTCCTGGGGAGATTTGAGAGAATTGTATTGGTCGCGGATCGACGGTGTGGATTCGGCGCCGACGTCTTCCAACGCAGGAACGCCGGCGGTGGCGAGAATTTCAGCAGCGCGGGATTCGACCGATGCCTTCACCGTTTCCAGTTCGCCTTTCAGCGTTTCAAGTTCGGCGGTAGCTGCGTTGAACGATGCTTCGAATTGTGCTTTCACTTCGGCTTCGGCTTTCGCTTCGGCCAGTTCGCTGAGTGCCACAGAAAGATCGTTTTGAGCTTCGGCGAGCGATGCGGTGATTTCGGAAATCTGATTTTCTGCATCGGCCAGCGATGCTTCCAATCCGGAAACCTTTTCCACGAGTGCCGCGTCGGGTTTGAATTTGTCGAGAATACTCATTGCACTAGTTTTCGTGTCAAAAATTTCATCTGCGAAACCCATTTCGACCGCGTCTTTTGCGCGGATCCACGTTTCGGCGAGCATCATTTTTCTGATGTCATCTTTGTCTTTTCCGGTGCGTTCTGCGTAGATTGCCGCGATGTCGTCGCTGATTTCGTCCAGCATATCGGCAGTCTTGCGAAGTTGCCCAGCGTTTCCATGTTGCCCAGCGCTTGCGTCATGAATCATGATCCGGCCATTGCTGGCGATCTGGATCCGATCGGCGGCCATGGCAATGACTGATGCCATCGATGCGGCCATTGTGTTGATCTTCGCCGTTACCTTGACCCCACGGGCCGAAAGTTCCTTCATCGCGTTGTAGATCCGGTAGCCATCGAATACGCTGCCGCCGGCGCTGTGAATTTCGATTTCGAGAGTATCGACCGCGCCGTCCGCGGATGCGACCACGTCCCCGAATGAATAGCATGCTTCGACGGCTGCTTGACCGTAAACCTTGTCGATCTGTTCGATCACTTCGTCAACGCTGAGTTTGTGAACGCTGTCTGTGAGTTTGACCTTTGCGGCCTTATTTTCAATTTCGATCATATTGTTTGCTTCGAGTTGTTTTTGTTTTGAGTTTGCCCACGATTGCCCAGCATCGCCGCCCCAGAGCGCCCATGCGATGCGGCCGGCTGACGGGTAACCGTCTTCACCTGGTCGGAATCCTTCGGCTTGTTTGTCCACTTCGTGCCGGGCGAAATATGAAACCATGCGCCCGATTGTGTCCGGGGATAGCGTTGCGCGGTTGCTGATGTCACGCGCACGGGCCACACCGACTTCAGTGCCGCCACGACCGAATTCACGCCGCCATTCAAGGCCGCGCGTGGCTTCCCGTGCCATTTCGTCAGTTGGTTGTAGGTTGACCGCCATCGGTTGCCATTTCGTTGGGTGTTAGCATCGCCATTTCGCGATCTTCGATGTATATGCCATCTGGAAGCGCTGAGTTCGCGTTTGCGACCTTGACCTTCTGCATGACCAAGTAGTTGATGCGCTCGTCGATATGATCTTCAGGCGTTTTGCCGAGATAGCCAAGAACGTCGTTCGGATTCAGGAACCCGGCTTTCCACATTTCGATGAGTTCTTTCGATACGCGGCCGTCGTCGATCGTGATCTTTTTTGGATAGCTGAATTTCCAGCGATACCATTGGTCATTTGCTGGCAAGTCACCGCGCTTGATGAACTTTGCCACCGCATATCCGACCATGCGCTTTGCTGCGTATTCGAGCAAATCCTGCCGATCTTCGACGGCCCGTTGCGCGCGACCAAGATCTGCCCGTTCCGCGGTTCCCTGTCCTGTGGCGTGCCAGATCATCGAATACGGCCAGTTCATGCCAGCGAGCGTCTTCCGATAAATGCGGTTTTGGAACGATTCCCACATGTCCCCTGGTCGATCGTTTTTGATCGTTTCGAGCTTACCGCCCGACTTGGCAGCAAAGTATCGAATCTGGCCGCCGCTGTAGGTTTCTTGAATCAGTCCCTTGTCACCGCATGATGCGGTCGATCCGTTCAATACGTTTGCTGGATCGTCAGGATCTGGCAATCCTGTGTCGTTGTATTCGATC